CACGTCTTGGGTGTTCATGCCGAATCGAGGAAGATTACTCTTTTCTAAAGTAAGGGGTTTTTTTTCCTTTAATACACCACCAAGCAAATCCTTGAGAATTTGTTTTTTCTGTTCCGGATTGATATTCCTTATTTTTTCGATACCTGATGAAGCAAGCGTTGCGACGCCCTTGAGAGGGTTGCTTACACCTTCCACTATAGCACCCGCTTTTTTAACAGCTGTTTCTACCTGACCTGCGAGTCCGGTTATGGCCTGTGTCTTATAGAGTCCAGACTTGTCCAAAAGTTCTGCAAACATAGCCTGATCAAGAGCGTTATTTTTTACTGTTCCAGTCATTTCTTGCTCAAAATTATCAAGGCGTTCAGCTAAGTCATACACGCGTGATCGAGACGTATTATTTGAGAAGGCTCCACGAAGCACTTGCCCTCCACGAACGGAAGAGTTCAGGCCATTTTTCTTTCCAAATAAGTCCTGAGAAGCATCGACTATCTCTTTAGCTTTCTTGAATCGAGTATTGGCGACGTTGTAGGCATCGAAATTGGTGTCCAGAACCTCGTCTGTTGCGTTTCGAAGTGACTTGAGGAGTGATTGTGCATTACCCTTCAATCCTTCGCCCTGAGCGCCATAATTGACGAGTTCATCGATAGACTTCTTGAAGATATGGAGATTGTAGGCATCGTCGGAAGCCTTCGGTATTCCTTGTACGAATTTTTTAACGACTGTTTGAAGTTGAGGCGTCATTTTAAAGACAGACTTATTAAAATTAAGTCCCTTTTTAGTTTGAGTAATGCCAAGATTTTCGAGTAAACCATTAGCTCTTTCTTGAATCGGCGTAGCGTCAACCATCTGACCTCGGAGTCCTTTGGCGGTTTCTCCAACTGCCTTTCCAGCATCATCCGCCTCTTTAGTAACCAGTTTTAATTTATTGACCAGGGTTTCTCCGGCAATATCAATCGGACGCTGCAATGTTCGAGCGTTGGTATTCACTTCATCAGCCAGATTGATCATTCTTCCAGCTGCAGCGCGATCTTCCGGTGCCATAGATACGAGAAACTTCACATCTCTCTCTTCAAAACCTTGTTTCATTGCTTCTTTTGCCGATGCCTGAGCTTGCTTTGAAAGTGTTTCAATGTTTATATCTGGTCGTAATCCTTGCTCTACCTGCGCCTTAATAACATCATCGGCTTTACCGCTCGTGACGCTTTCCATAACTCGTCCGGCATTTCTTTTAAGTATTCCAGCCTCATTTTTTATACCGCTTCCTACGGTTGACAGACCCTTCCCAATAGGGATTGCAGTGGCAATATTTGTAAGACCTTCGATATGTCTAGCCACTTCTGGATTTGTCTTCTTAAATTCTTCGTACATCTGACCGCCCTGTTGCATTGCAAAGAGTCCGGCCTTACCCGCGTCGGTACTCAAAATACTTTGCATAGTCTTTGAGGCTGTTTCTCTAACACCATCAGGGAGCGCGGAAACACTCACTTTAAACAATGATGCGAACACATCATTAGCAGCGCCAGCCATACCATACGCCACATCTAGTCCAGCTTCACCGAAGAGTTGTGGAGTTTGTCCTTGTTTTGCTTCTTCATTGATGACATTGAATGTATTTCCTACTCTATCAGCTATTTTTCCAGCAAGTGCCGGTATTTCTTGTCCAAGCGTATCAAAAAAACCGCTCATTTTCATCTCTCCTGTATCAGGATGCACAATCATATTACTTGGTTGATTGTCTTGTGTCTGAGCGACCGGAGTATTAGTCTTTGTTTGTTCAACAGTCCGAGATTCATTCCGAACAGAGTTTGGATCAATACCAAGAGTTTTATAGGTGTTATCGCGCAAATGAGCCGTTTCGCTCTTTAATGCCTCAAGCTTCAATCGTATAACTTCTTCTTGATCATTGGTACTCGGCAAGAATTGAGAAAGTCTTTTCACTTCTTGATCGCTGACGGCAGCTCCGGAAATAGACTTCATAAAATTCGCCTTGATGTTGCTAAGTTTCATATCAAGCTGATTGAACTGCTCATCACCTCCTCCGGGAAGCATTTGTTTGGCTCCTCCGACTCGTCCGGCCACCGGACCGGTTTCAACTCCTTTATTGAGAAAATCCAACGCGTCATTGGACATCTGTATCGTCTCATCAGCTACTGCGATAGATTGCCGTTCAACTGCTGAACCTTTAGACAAATCCGGCATTGAAGTTTGTTGAGTTTGAATAGGTTGACCGGAAAAATTAGACTCTTTAAGTTGTTTGTATTCGTTTAAAACGGAATCAATTTCAGCAGGATCAAAACCACCTTTTTCATAGGCTCGCTGTCGAATCATAGATTCATCATTCCCACGACCTGACATAGCTATAATTCCTTTTCGAAGCTCTTCCCTTCGTTTTCGAGCGGCGTCTGTTTCAGCTTGTTTATCCTTCGAACTCTGTGTACTCGTTGAAGAGAGTGTGTTGTCGAGTGTTGTATCTTGCATATAATTCCCGTGATGTTATTAAGTATCCTGACGTGACCACGCAGGCTCACCGTTTTGAGTATTTATTATCCTGTGAGCCTTATATGTTTCAAGCGCAAAATCTTTCTCCCATTGGCTTGCTTTTTGATTTAATTCTCTGATTCCAAGATCATACACACTCTTATTTTTTTTAGAATCCACAGCGAGTTGTTCCTTTTTTAATTTCAATTCAGCCTTAAATTGATCCTGAGCTTGTTTGAGTTTCTGTAAGAACTCCAACCGATTGGTGATTTGTTCCTGTGCGCTTGCGTAGGCGTTCAAAGTCGCGGCGTACACCTTCCCGACATCCGCTCCTCTTTGAGATTCGAGGTTGCCTATAATGGAAGCAAATGTACCTCCGCTCACTTTTGTCGGGTCAAACGCCTTTCCTTCAGTTGCGAAATCAGACGCCTGCTTGTCTTTGTAGGCTTGTGAAGAGGTCAACTGCATTACTTTCTGGAAGTCTACCAGCGTATTTGGGTTCTGTTGAGCTGACTGAAGCTTAGAAATTTCTTGTGGAAGATTCTTTTCAGTCAAATTTGCTGTTGTTTCAGGTACTTTAAGACCTACCGGCATAGTTGGAAGTACCGCCGGCTGAGGAGTCGGTGGTAGTGATGCGGTTCCGGTGAGTGTATTCGGGAGAATTGTATCTGCCATAATTATTTCTTATTAAAAAATTGTTCTACTGTCAACAATTTTACCTGTAATCTGTAAGCAAGAGTCCGTCTCTCAATGCCTAATCTTTCAGCCCATTCTCGGACAGTCAGGTTTTCTCCTTGGAATAGGAACCTTTGCGCCCTAGCATTGACTTTTTCAATACCAGAAGTATAATTGTTATTTTCCATATCGTACTTTCTGTGACAGGAGGTACAAAGCCTTATGTAATCTTCTAAGTTTCTCTTATATTCGTGGTCAACGTTAGCCCACTCATACTTTTTCTTATCTGTTTTTTTACAATGCTCACAAAGACTAGGCTTCCCCTTTCTATTGATTACCCAATGATGCATTGCTAATTTACCAGCATTGTCGCCTTTCCAACCGGGATGCTCTTCTCCATAAAAATGTGGGGGTTTTTTTGACATAGTTAAAAGTTCAATGATGCTGCTGTAGCTTCATTATATAATGTTGATTGTCTTTTAGCTATATCGACGGCTTTATCTTCATATAATGTACCGGTAACTCCTCCTATTGACGGAACACCAGATGGCAAGTTTTCACTCCCCAAAAATTTCTCTGCCGCGAGACCAGCCGAAGCCAAAGAGGTATCGAGTTTTCGCTTGAGTTCAGTCATTTGAGCCTGAGCCGTCGTATCACCTCGTGCGGCGTCCGTTTCCAGTTTGGCAATCTGTTGTGAATACTCACGCTGAAGTTTATCGCGTTGTTCCTGAATCTGTCTTTGTGCCGTATCATTCGCCTGCTTTTGTTGTTCCGTATTGAATTGGTACTGACTGTTGACATTTCCAGTCTGTTGACCATACTGTGCTGTTGCATAAGCAGCACTCGAAGCCAGGTCAGCCGCTTGTTTATTATATTGACGTGTTGTCGATTCTACGAGTCCTTGATTATCGGCTGTCATACGCTGTTCGGCTATTTTCCGCTTCGTGGCGAATGTCAAACCGGCATCGGCGGCTTGTCCGATGAGTTGTCCTTTTTGAGCGACGAAATCACGATTGATCTTATCAAGAGCAGATGTTTTCTCGGATTGTGAAAATTCGGTGTTACGATTGATATCATCGATACTCTTTTGGAAATCAAGTTGTAAAGCATCCAGTTGAGAGGCTTTCTGCGCTCCCAACTGTCCCATATTCAGTTCGAATGTCTTTTGTCTGTCCTGCAAATCACTTAAAAGCGATGACATCTGCGCTTGCTCGTCAAGGCTAAGGTTTGTCCGATTCGTTGAGAGATCTTCTTGAATGTATTGAATCTGTCGTTTTAAGTTGTCGTTTTGAGCATTATAATCGCCCTGAATATCAGCAAGACCATTAGACACTTCCGTTTGAGCGATTCGTATAATCTGTTTCCAATACGGATCGGCTTGTGCGGTTGCTTGTTCCAGTGCCGTTGTCAATGCTTGCGCTTTTTGCGCGTTCTGTGTCTTTTGCACCTCGTAGTTATAGATGGCGATTTCTTTGAGGTCTGCGGGTAGGTTCTGAAACGTAACATCATTTTTAAGAAAATCCGGTGCCTTAGCCATCATAGCGTCGGATTTTGCTTTTTTCTCGGCTTCTTGTGTGTTATAGGTTGCAAGGTATTTATTGACTTCTCCGGATGTCAAATTTCCTCCCGAGTCTTGAGAAGTGATATAGTCTTGCGTCGCTTGCGGCAATCCTGCGAGTATTTTTTTAGCGTCTTTGCTGATTGATGCCATAGGAATAAGTTATATTAAACGGTTCTGCGCCAAATGTACGCCGTCTGGTAGGGCTGAAGGTTATTATGAGCAGTGCCTGAACCAGCGTTGGCAGTTGTTCCAGAGTAGGTGTGGGTATGATTAGCGCTTATTCCTGCTGTCGTAAATGAGTGGGTATGTGCTGCACTTCTTCCACCTGAAGTTTTTGCAGTAACATTTGCTGAAGTTCCATCATCTCCATTGAATAAAAATCCTACTGATGAACTGGATTGATTTGTATCATTAGTTCTATCAATTATTGTTGAGTGGGTGTGGTCTGCACTTTCCGTTCCAGTAGTTCCACTGTGGGTATGATCAGCGGATACCGTTCCTGTTGTTCCTGAAAATGTATGTCCGTGCGCTGCCAATTCTGCAGTTGTCAATGCATGTGTTGACTCTCCTCCGGTAGTACTCGCTGCGAATACCTGGTCAGATGTTCCGACACCGACAATGACCCGCCCTGCGATAGCCACCCACGTTCCAAAACCGAACAGAGTCGCTGGGTTAGTTGAGTCTGAATAATTAGTATAGACAGTACCGACTGGCATCAGAAAGTTAAGAATCGTACCTGTTACTGCTCCGTTAATGACAGGAGTGGTGAGTGTCTTATTCGTCAAAGTCTCCGTACCTGTTTTTGATACGGCTTTATCGCTCCCTGTCACACCGGAGAGCTTATAATCGTGAGAGGTGGTAACAGCGGATGAATCGATACCGACTTTAGCTTCAAGAGCCTCTACGGCATCATTGAGGTCATTGACATCTTGAGCCACGACATCATCAACACTGTCGGTGTTGTTGGTAAGGGAATCCAAATTGGTCGGATACGAAATTGCCATATTATTTTCTCTTTAGGTCTCCAAGTTTATTATCCTTTATAATCTTCAAATCTTCAAGTCTTGCATGTTTAAATTTATCAATCACTTCTCCTCGATACTGTGATTCCAAAAACGACTCGACAATGTTGCGAGCATATATTTCAGGTCGTAATCCGTTTTCGGAAGCTATACGCTCCAATGTTGGGATAAGTAATTCTTTGATGTCTATAATCATATGATTGTTGTTATGAAACCGAAGGACTGATACTTGGGCTTATTGATTGAGAAACAGACGGGGAAACTGATGGACTGATTGAAGGAGAGAGTGAGGAGACAACAGCACCGGGCATTCCAAGCGTTGTCCACACTCCGGGTGTTCCGGCCGTGGTACACAGTGCGAGGTTTCCACTGATGACTGCTAAGTCTCCAACTTCCGCCGTTCCGGTCGGTTCAGCGCTTCTGTTGTAGAGATGCAAATCCCCGACTGTCTGCTCTTCCATGATGTAAAAAGGAACTCGAAGTGAAGTGTTGTTTATTTTTGCCAAAGCTCCCGTACCGTATCGTCTTGCTCCGTATTTAAAAGTGCCGTATTTTCCAGCCGTAGCACCCGATAACAGTGTGATACCTGATGAATCCATCTCGATTCTTCTCCCTGTTTCGGCAGTTCGCACCAGTCCTCCAGTTACGGTCGATCCGGTAATACTGCTACCGACAATATCGCTTCCTGATATGCCTGATGCCGATATATCTCCGGTAAAATAAGCATTACCGTCATTGAGGATACGGACATTGGCGGTTGCCGGTGTTTGATTGGCTCCCATACCGTAGAATCCCGAATTGTTGATGAGCACGCCCGCACTGTTTGCTGTTCCGTCTCCTGCTGTTTCCGATGTTCGAAGTACCGCATTCGTACTGATTTCAAATGTTGTCTCATTGATTTCCCCTGATGAGAATGTCGGTGCCGATCCGTCGGACGGAAGATTGACCACCACACCGAGAATAGCGTCATACACTCTTATTCCGGCGTTATCAAGGATAACACCATTTGCTCCCGAACCTACAGTGGCTGATGTGCGGATATTGGGCGTTCCCGATCCGTTGTAATACAAACCGTTCGCATCAATGACCCAACCTCCGATATTTCCTGCGGTCGCGTACAATGAGCCTCTGAATGTACCAGAATTGGCTTCAAGGTTCCCTACGGCATCGAACTTCCAACCGTTGACACCTGTCTGAAAGTTTGAACTTTGCAGATACCCTTTGACAACATTGAGATTTCCCGAGAGTTCTCCTGATTTTATCTCTGATGGTCGGACATTATCGGTGAATTTGTTTGGAAGTGCGCTTTCTATCTTTTCAGCAGAAGCAAAACTGATACCTTGTAAAATATCTCCTTTTGTCAAGAAACTATCAAATCCTATATCGTAAAGTGTATACATATCATACGTTTAATGATATATTAACACTTTGTTCCGGAAATTCAAAACCAAGGAAAGTTACCTGTCCCGTATCGGTTACCCCTGTTGTTTTAAAGTTGAACCAATGTCCAAGTGCTTTCACCGTATCGACATCTTCTACATCGGACACAATGTTGCATACAGTTTTCCAATCTTTATCCCTATCGGAATCGGAACGCACCATAAACACACCGGTGCGGACATTCTTGGTCAGAACTACGGTTCGTATCACTTCCTTGATGCTTCTTCTCCCTCCAAATTCCATATCTTGGGTTTCCACCGACCACGTGATCGGTTGCGGGGTTGAAGCATAATCGGTATTTCCGGTGTTTATCTGTATCGCTTCTCCGTTCTTATTACCGGCGATAATCACTTTTTGAGATGAAGAAATGTACCAGGCGAAAACGGTGAAGTCATCGTAGTAAGAATACACATCAAAAGACTGTGAATCGATATTGAACTTGAAGCACACATTTGTCAAAACATTGTCTCCGATCGTGATATCGCCGACATATACATAGACATAGGTTTCATCGCAGACAGTGGCGATAGAGGGGAGATTGGCAGCAGGTATGGCGTCCCACAGGTCTTGAACCGGCTTGGACATCTTCTTCGGGTATCCGCCATTGGTAGCCCACAATCCTTCCTGATTGGCGATAAACACCATACCGCGTCCACGACAGACAGCTTCTTGCGATGGTGCGCCTATATTGACCAGATCCTCGGGATAGGTAGAAGAGCCGTCCCATCGTTTCATAGCACGCTCCTTGAAGACGAGTAGATACCCGGGGACTTTTTCCAGTGCCGTGATATCACCTCCTCCGTCTTCTTGTTCCATTTCTATCTGTCCTGCGGAATCGGCATCATCGGCGGTTATCGTCCAGCTTATCGTTCGAGCGTCCGGATCGGCGACGGTTGAGTAATACAATATGTCATGAATAGCGGTATAAATGCGGTCTTTCCATTCGATAACAACTTTTCCTTTCGGCATATCAGCCTCGTCAAATGCCCCTCCCGATGTTACCCACGCGGAACCGTTATATGATTTGCAGGCATCTGTCCCATTGACACGGACTGTCGATCCTAAATAGGTGCAAAATCGTGTCTTTAACCCGGTCGTATCACCGGAAAGAGAAGCGGAACCGGTTAGAACGTCATAGATATTATTATTCGCACCATCTGAAAAAACTCCGAAGAGTTTATGATTACTCGCCACCGTATCACGATGATAATGTAATCCCTTGCAAGTAGCGGAGGCTACCGTTTGCGTGCCTATTCTGTCCGTTCCAAGACGTGAAACCAAAGAACCGAGTTCCTTATCCGAGTCCATATTGATGGATTGCTTGACGGAGTTTTGAGGAACAACCGAAGACTGAACGGTACGAATAGTCCCGCGTGAAAAGTCCCTGACAAAAATAGGTTTTGCGTTTTTCATGTTACGTCAAAAGATTGATTGGTTACTCGTCCCTCGCCTCGATAATTGATACCGTTTATTCTTGGGGATAATTTGTGTTTTTGTCCAGAGGATTCTCTCCGTACGGCGTCAGTGAGCATTTGGCTAAACATCAACCAATCACCGTCCTGAAAGTCCGGGACGCCTTGTTTCTCAGTGATATTTCGTATTTGCCATTTGAGCCAGTGTTTGACCATATCATACCGAGCCAGCGTAATCTCATCGGCGTCCGAATCAACTTCCGTAATATCCGTATAAAAATCAAGATAGATGTTTTTCCCGTTGGTTGTAGCATTGCAAATCGGCCATACATACAAGGAACCGTCCCACACGGAGAAGAACTGCGGTGTTCCTTCCGATTCGTTGTACCACACATTCGTGTCTTCCGGTAAAGCTATCGTCAAAGCGGTACAGGTAAGTGTATTGGTTGTTTTGTTATTCGCCGTGAACGCTATGTCGTATTGCGTATTGCTGATATAAAAGTGAGCCGTTCCTGAAGAAGGAAAATCATCAGTCGAATCCAGGACAACAGAGACGGCGCCGATAAGAGCCGCTGTAGCTTGTGATACCACCGTATCTTCAAAGTATTGATCGAATTCAATCTTATCTTTATAGTCAAGTTTTCTGTCTTTTCCCACCTTCACTTGAAGCATCGAACGATTGGAATTCTTATCGTAGTAAGTGGTCGGTAGTGTCCACGAGTATTCGCCTCGGTGCATTTGATCCAAGACATAATCAAACTCCTGCATATTGCTCCACGTCTTAAGTTTCCCTCTAACATACCGCAAACAAGCGTTTATTTCTTGTGTTAAACGCTCATACGTGAGGGTTTCTGATACTTTCTTGCCTGTTTCGCTCAGACACAACTGAACGATATAGCTGACCGTGTTGCTGTTGAATCCTGCATACGGAATCGGGTCGGAATACGCTGAATAGTTTCCATTGATGGAGTTCTTGAATCGAGTGAAATAGTAGCCTGATGTATAGGTCGTGTCGTCATACGATGTCTCATTGGCTTCTTCATCAATATCCGATGTAGCAAGAACAGTCTTCGAGCCTGTCGCTGTCGAAGCATACGAAAATTCAGCTTGGTCGTAGGGAAGAATAGAAACTTTGACATCTTTCGGGTGAGATTTTGCAAGAGCAGTCGCCAACGTAATCGTTGTCCCTGTCGGTGCGGTTGCGGAATGTGTCTTGATAATTTCAGAACCCTCTTGTCCGAATTCCCCAATAAGAAGAACCTTATTGATGGCAAATTGGGAAATGGAATAAACGCTTAGGGTAGAAACACCCGAGGCAACGGTTGAACTAAGATTGCTATGAGGCGCATTCTCAATCAATTCCTTATTGGAGATAAATATTGTTTTCATAAATGCGATCGTGGAATAATAGAATCAATATGAACTCGCGGTTGTATGTCCCTAGTATAACTATGTATTCTTGTATAGTCAATTCTGCTCACTGGATAAATCGGACCCATACTCGGAGAAACAGACGGACTGAGACTTGGTGAAATAGATTGCGACAAAGACGGCGAAGGACTTTCACTCGGAGAGAGGGATTGTGATATGGAAGGTGAAACGGATATTGATACCGACGGGCTTGCGGATGGAGAGAGAGAAACCGAGACACTCGGGCTTACTGATGGTGAACGACTTGGTGAAATTGATACTGATACGGAGGGGCTTCGTGATGGACTGATAGATGGGCTGATACTCGGTGAGATTGAGGGAGAAAATGAACCCGCTACTGGTTTGAAGGTCGCAATTCTGGCAGAGTTAGTTTGGGTATTGGTTCGAGTCCAAGTGGGGTTTATAGCCGCCGCGGTAGTTTGCACCAAATAAGCCATCGCTCCACCGTAATGATTACCTGATGAAAACTCAATTTCTGTATCCGTTTCAGCAAATCCGCTATTGATACTCACGGGAGCTCCTGCCTGATTGAATCCAAAAAAAGTAACCAAAAGTTCTCCATCAACTGCCGGAGTGACACTTCCGGTAGCGAGAGTTGTTCCGGAACCGGTCGCTCCATTCTCTTTGTCAAATGCTAGACTAGCCAGCACTCCGCTATAAGCCGACATGAATATGGTGCTGTAATTTCCAGATCCGGTATTTGAAAACGTGTGACCTGTTCCAACTGTGGGCCCAAGACAATAATAGATTTGAGCACCAGCAGAAGTACTGGTGGTCGCAGTTAAGGGTGTCCAAGTATTACTTTTATTGTCGGCGATCGTTCTAGCGGCGGTGGTGTCAAAAGTGACACCAATTACAATTAAATTAGCACCGGTAGTATCTACTCCGCTTGTGGTGACAGTATCCGCTGTTCCTCCTGCCGCCGCATGTTGTACTAATGCTATAGCCATAAAAAAACCACAACAAATAAATGTGATGGTTTATTATTCTTCTTTCTATATCTTCTCCTCTTTCTTCAATCTTTGCAAGTCTTCTTCACTCCACCCGGAAACCGGTGCAAACTTTTCCACCAGCCACGAGACAGGATGTTTCTGATTCGGTAACTTTCCTTGTTTGATAAACTCCCACACAGTATTCTTGGTTTTGTCCACTTCCCGTCCCGATTGGTGATAGGGGAATCCGAAATCACCGCCTTGAGTTCTGAATAAATGGGCATACCACGTTTCGTGATTGACAAGCACTCTTCCTCCTGTCAGCCATCCGAGACACGCTATTTCAAGTCCTTCATTTCCCCAGCTTCCGAAATGCTCTCGTGTCGGGATATACTCCAAATACTTCTCACGGCTCATCATCCAAAAACTTCCCTGAAGACTCATAGTTTCACTATACCCTTCTTTTTGTGCTTTGTCTCGTATTCCAGGGCGGTGTTTATAGTCCTCGAAATACTGGAAATGCGGTTCATTGTCGAAACAAAAACTCCAACTTTGAGGGTTATGCTTCCCTACCCACATCATTTTCTTGCGTATTTTGTCTTTTTTCCCGCAAGCACCGCATTCTGTCGGTGTCGGACCTTGATATTTCTTCCATCCACAATGATAACATTTAAAATCAAACGCCCACAGGTTGCGCATTATGGGCACAGCCACCGTATCATCTCCGTGCTTTTCCATAAACTCAATCATTTTCCTATCCCAGCCCTGGTCAAAAGCACAGTGGGCGTCAAGTTTGGCAATATACTTTCCTTGTGCCAGTTTACACGCAAGACTAGTTCCTGCTCTTTGTCCGATACTCTCCGGTACAAAGATGACATTCACTTGAGGATGTTGCGGAATAGCCGGATTCGCCCATTGACCGTCCAGTAAAGCTATAATCTCAATGTTTGCTTCACTGTGTTCGAGAATGTCCTGTATGGTTCTCGCAAGGAAATTTTCGTTGCGACTTGGAATGAGAATTGAGAGTGCTATATTATTCATAAAACTTTTTATAATGAATCGAATGGTTTTCCATCCCTTGTTTAAAAATATCTCGCAAATCCCATCCGGGGACTTCATCCGCACTGACTTCTTGCCAATTATCCGGAACATGCTTGAAATCAACCTTATCGCATTTCGGACTCGTGAAAGCTCTATTATGTCGTATGTCTATATTGGGCAGTTCGGATCGGAACATCTCACACACATCATCGGAAAATCCTCCATTTCGTTTCTTTTTAGTCCCGGGCTCATACCCCCATACTCGTCCCATTCTTGGCTCTCTGCTCCGGAACTCATCCATCCCCATATCCTCCATAGCCTTTACCCTTCGTTTATAATGCTCTAATGCAAACTCTCGATTAACAACAAGACACGAAAGAGGTCTCATCTTTTCATAGGTTACTAGTTTGAAATCGTGCAATTTCCACCGCCACACATTCTCATTGTAATAAAAAACATCGTCTTTAGGCGGTGTAAAGTCAAAATGTGATTTTGAATAGAGGACATCATGCTCACAAAAGAAGACATACTTCCCTGGAGCGTTTTCCAAAGCTGTCACAATCTGATAGAGATAGGTGGGGTAGCTTGGCTGACGTCCTTCCAAAACGATACGCTTATCACCAAACGGAATGGTTTTGAGCGACACAGAGGTTACATGGATGCCAGCCTCTTGAATAAAACGCCTCACAGCGCCTCGTATGGGGTTGTTTATTTTATTGCTTGTATAAAAAATGGCTGATTTAAGCATATTACCAGTGTTTAATAAACATAAACGATAGCTCACTGTCCTCTCCTTCTTTTCGTTCTTTGCTTCCTAATACATACCAATCTTTGAAATCGTATGTCTTTGCGAAAGCCTCGACGATATTTCCAATACCTCTCAGTTGTCTTTGGGTTCTAGGATTGTGAGAAAAGTAGTCATGCCCGGCTATGATTCCACCTTTTTTTACCTTTCTGTTCCATTTCATCAAATCCATAGCCACATATCCGAAAGAGTGGTTTGCGTCTATGTACACAAAATCCAAACTCCTATCCGGGAAATAATCCAGAGCCTCGATAGATGTCATTTTCATCAGTTTGCAGTTCGGATATTTCTCCGTGCGTTCTTTTGCTAAGCGGTACACGCCGTCAACCGTACTTCCGTATTTTCCGTCAATACTGACCAGTTTACGAAACTCATCTTCATCGGTGTGAGCGTCCCACGGATCAACGCCGTAAATCTCGAACCCTGCCTCACAGTATCCGATAATGTTCTGCGCCCAAGAAACCCCAATCTCGACGCCTTTCTTGAATCCTAGAGACTTGAAGAACTCCGGCAAATCCGCTCGATTGACGTTTGGTATCCAATAAGGCGATCCAGGTTTTAAGTCTTTTTTGTTCATAATTCTCCTTTTTTAATGGATTCAACTATTTCCGATACCATCATCATTTTTCCCGGGATATTCATTTCGCACGACCATGATGGTATCCTGTCTATCCAGTACAGAAATTCTTCTTTGGAAAGAATATGACGATAAACATCTTCGACGGTGTACTGCTCTCCTTTCTGTATTTTGTCTTTCAGGAAGTTTATGATCGTGTTGGTGTTGCTCCCCCATGTTATATTGCCAATTCTTATAATGGTATATGTTTCAAAAATGATAGATATCATCAATTCCATTCGTCTTTTATGCTGTGAGTATCGACTTTTTTTATCGAAAACACACAGAGAGCTGAAATACACGATGTGTTTATCTCTATCTTGAGCGTGCAGTAAATCTATCTCCCTTGTATACTCGCTTTCTCTATCTTCTCTTGAATTAGAAACGCCACTGGCAAAGAATAAGAGGTCATCTCTTTCTGGAAGTACTGATGAAATGTCTCCGTGTCCTATGATCATTTTAGTATAACCCACCCGTGCAGTGTCAAGGGGTGTACCGTTAATCCGTTCTTTTCTGCAAATTCATTGACAGCTCGTACCACTCCGAATCGTACATGTCTTTTTGGTGACATACGATCCCAATAATCATCTCCAGTTACAAAACCGCCTTTCTTAACTTTTGTATACCAAGCTTCAATATCCGCTTTTGCGCCTTCATACGTATGGTTTGCATCGATGTAGATCAAATCCAGAGATTCGTCTTCAAATAATTCAGCCGCTTTTACCGTGTAATCTCGGATAAGTTTGACGTTTTTGTTGTTGATGTATTTATGCTCTAAATGCCTGTACATGGCGTCCAATTCTTCCTGCGGTAAATCGGCATCATTTTGCCCGGGGATGCCGTCCTCGCGCCATACATCCACTCCTACGGCGAGTTCAGGATTATGCGCAACCATTAACTCAAAATTTTGTCCTTGAAACACACCTATTTCGGCTATCTTTTGGCAATCATACTTTTCCATAAACGCGCGCCATACTCTTCGGCGACTTTTTACGGGAAGGTTATTTAAGTCTTCGATAGCGTTATTCATAACCATGCTTCTTAAAAATTTGTATCAGTCTTTCGAGCATAAGCACTTGATTGATTTCATTCTTTCCTTTCACTATCTCCATAGCACGTCCCCATCCTCGATACACCCTGTCAGGATGAAAGTGGAGTACCTTGACCGGTTTGATAGATTTATTATAACACAATTCCATCTGTTTGATACCGAAGTTATATGAAATGTTGAGACGCTTCAAGTTCTTTTCCATATATTCAGGCTCTTCTTTCATCATCACCATCCAGGCGTCTTCCTCGTTGATATTCCTGTCATACATGAGTTTCTTTGTCTTCCTGAAAAAGTCTCCGTCCGTGCTTCTGAAAAAATATGACCCGCCATTCCACCTGTCGTGTCGTCCGTAATCGGTGAATCCCATTCTTTCACCGAGTTCGAGTTCTTCTTCCGTGATAACAGCATTTTGCACAGCGTCGAAATCATGCGCCCAGTATAGTTCTCCTTCCTTGAAAAATCCTTGATCGAAAAGCGTGCAGACAGTGTCAATCTTCGTACACTGAGGAATGATACGGCTGAAGTTCTCATCACCGACTTCGAGAGCCTTTACACCTCGGTACTCGTATGGAAAATTGGTAATGACGATAGTATCTTCGGCTTTCCATCCGAGTTCGAAGCTGTTGTCGATCTGTATCTTCGCCAGTTTCTCCGTTTCGTCGTTGAAACCTTTCGAAGGGTGAAGGAATATAAGGAGTTGTTTCATATTAGTGTTTTTCACCTGTGCTTAATTCGTAAAACTTCTTTCTGAAATCCATTCCTGAACCCCAAAAAGGGAGAGAATAAATAGGAACCCTTGAGCTATGTGTGTGATGTCGCATTGATTGACTTGTTTTTATCTGAACAACGGGGTTTTCCGTCTCGTAAAATGCTATTTCTTCCTTTTTAAATACGTCCTCTCCTTTTTTATGGAACTTTTCTTTCGGGAAATTCTTCTGCTCCTCATTGTAATCCCATTCGGGTTCTCCTTCGAACAGTTTTTCCAAAGTTTTTCGGTAGAATTCCGTTCCGACTATCTGCGCGTGCGTGGCTCCTTCTTCTTTTTTGTAGAAGTAATTCCTGTGCTGTCCCATTACAAAGAGATTCTTGTCCCTGTAGCACATATCCAGTCTTTCAGGTACGAATGTAAAGTAATCCGGAGGATATACCGTGTCTGCCTCACACGACAAAGCAAACGGTGTTTTGATATTCTGCAAAGCGATAAGGGATTGCTTGAAGAAGTTGAAACCTGAAACTCCAACAGTATCACCAACACAGATATTCGTTCCGAAATCAATCGGCTTTTGCGTCACGGAAATGATAGGCAAGTCACCGCAATGTTTTCGGATGTTATCTATAATCCGCTGTTCGAATTCAGGCTTCTCACGATTGCTTGAACAATAAAATATCGTAATGAGGTCTTTGAGTTCCATATTATATGTTCCACTTAGGGCGAATTACATCAGTATAATACTTTTCCCACTGTTGCAAAGCGTAGGTGTATCCATCTTCACACTTTGCCGGATTCTCAGCGGTTCCGTTGTTGTGCGTGCGTTTGAATGAGCGGTGCTTGTGTGCGAACCAAGTGTTTTTATTAAGCATGAGTCTTCCACCAGCATTCCAGTATTTCATGCACACTTCCACCGAGTCCTGAATCAATGGACCATAGCCTTCTGTTTGCAACTCCCCGACTGTCTTCAGGAAAAACTCACGATGAGCGATCCACATCGATCCTTGCATGGCGAGAGTCTCTGAAACCATCACATCTTTCTGCTCCTCGTCGCGTTTCTTCCATGTTTTTCCGTGAAACTTTCGAACTCCTTCGCTCACATTCACGATATCCAATCTCTCATGATAGACAGGCTCCAAGTCCATCACCGTCCATGTCTCAGGGTTCAAGAAATATCGTACTGCAGTCATGACCTCGTTCTCTTTGCATGCGTCGGTAAGAATTTTGTCGAACCCTTGACCGAAACTACAGTGCTCATCCAATCTCATGAAGAACTCACCGCGAGCGACAGCGACTCCGGCATTGATAGCTCCTCTCATGCCTCGATTCTGTCCCAAATGAACGTAACGAACGCGTTTATCGTCGATAGGAGTGCACCAATAGCCATCACACACAACCACAATCTCAAGAGCGTCTCCGAGTTCGGAGTTTTCCAAGAGATCCATTATAGTCTTGTTGAGATACGGATCCTTGTATGAAGGAATCACAACTGATAGCTTTATCATAATTCTTCTGTTATTATTTCCTTAATCTTTTGCTTGACGTCCGTTCTAGGGAACCATCCGATAATGTCTTTTAACTTGGATGTATCTGCGAAACTTCCTACCTGATCGGTAACTGGCATAGGAAGCATCTCTCTTTCGGCATGAGGGTAAATTTCCTTGAATACATGCCATAATTCTTCGAGTGTCACTATGGAATTTCCTCCGATGTTGAACGTCTCGCGTTTCACTGATTTGTTTGCAAGTATCAGTCTCACGGCGTCCACGATGTCTTCGACATACGTGTATCCTCGATACGTCGTCCCGTCTCCGTAAAAAGACGCTTTCTTTCCGGACTTGATCTGATTGAGCCACTTATAAACGACCATTTCCTTTCTCCCGTTCTCTCCGACGATCGTGAACGGTCGCACGATAACATAATCGAGTCTCGACTTTTCAAGCAGTAATTCTCCAGCAAGTTTTGTAATGCCATAGATAGATTTCGGTTTCTTTTCTTCGTCTTCTTTGGTTCCGTTTTCTCCTTGAACGCCGAACACCGAAGAGCTTGAGAAATGAACGAACTTTTTGACACCGTATTTCTCCGATACCTCGATAAGATTGTTGAGTCCTATAACGTTCGTAGAGAAGTATTCTTCCGGGAAATCTTCACCTCTTCTTACTCCTGCGCGCGCGGCTAGGTTTATGACCGTGTCGAATCCTTCCGATTCGAAAAGACGGTCGAGCTTGAACCGATCACGGATATCGTCTCCGTTTACCAAATCATAAACATACCCGTCTATGGACTTTCTCATGTGTTTCCCGACGAATCCTTCACCGCCAAATATGATCACCTTATGCGAAAGGTCGGAATCCTCTTTTAACTTCTTTATCAAATGGGACATGATTTTTTATTAAATACTCATAGATCGGTGCTTTGTAATTCCTGTTCTTAAGTTCCTGTTTGAGCCAGAGAAACTCTTGGACGACGTCGGTATCAAGGAACGGATACCGTGTCTCTATGCCGTATGCACCGGCGACATGTTCTTCTTTGTGGATGTAATCTCTTTGCAGTCCTCCGGAAAAGCTTTCCCACTCTTTCAATTCTTTAGGGAATATCCCTTTGAAAGCACTTTGTTTCGGATAGAGCTTATAATCTCCTATAATCTCGTCCGCGCCCTGTCCGCTCAGATATACTTTCCTTCCCTCTCTTTTCGCCTGCTTGCATATAGATGCCAAACCGTAGGACGCTTTGTCTTCTTTGACCGACTTCTCTCCAGCTCGTATGTACTCTATATCTTCCACGTCTTTGAGCAAGTCTTCATCCTTTGACACGGTTATCTTATCGAACTCATAAGCAGTCTTTCCTCTTTGAAGAATAACATTGATGTTCTCATTGTTCAATATGGAGAAAGCCTTGAAGTTTGCTCCTTGTTTGACGAGTTCATGACAGATGGCACCCGAGTCATATCCGGACGATAATCCTAGAAAACAGCGTCGGGTTGCTCGCTTCTGTATGGAACGTTCAAAAGCACTCAAAAAATCGTCGTAGGAGTCTTTATACTGGTTCCAGTCCCATTGGTGGTAGTTTTGTCTGAAAAGCTCCTTCTCCGTCGAAATTTGCACACATTCAACGGTGTTCGGTTCAATCTCTCTGCCTCCGACTCCGCTTCGATAGCTGGCGCACTCGATTCCGCTTCGCCACAACGGTTTGGTTCCGAACCTATCCGTAACGAAGAGCGCTATATTCGTTTTGAAGTCGTATAGAGCGATAGCGAACTCACCATCAAGTTCATTCGCGAACAGGAGTCCGTGCTTCTTATACAGAGGTATGATATTCTCTCCATCGCTTTTTGCAAATGGATGATTGTATATCTCTCCTGAGTAAACAACTACTATCTCTTTGTCTACAAACGGTTGTGCTGTTGGCACACCCGTTACCGCTAAAAGATTATGCGTAAAATTGAGACCGTTTACCGTAATGGTGTTGGTAAAATCCGGACCCCTTTTTTGGATAAGTTCGTTGTTCCCTTTGTGCTTGTACGCCAAAAAACTACACATAAAGCTTTCTATATTGATCGGATATATTTTTCCAGGTATATTCTTCAAGTACCTGTTCATTCCCGAGTATTTGCGACCTATCTTTAAAGAATCGTAAACCTTCTTTTATCATAGGAATGTTTCGTTCCACTAAAAAAACACCATCCAATTCGTCCGCGATACCGACATCCGTAGAAATGACCGGTATATTCATAGCCAAAGCCTCAAGCGTTGGGTTGTGGCATCCTTCGCTTAAACTCGGTATCAGCAAAACATCTATTTTCTTGTAAAACTCAGGCATAGTTTCGTGGTCATAATCGTGCTCTTTGGCGACTTCAAATCGTATTCCCAAATCATCACAGGCTTGTTTCGCTATATGGTACCCTTTATGCTCCCAACTGTCCTTCGCTCCGACGAATCCGGCAACGAACTCAGGCTTAAACAGATTCTCATCAACGCCGTTTGGTATGTACACAACATTGTCCTTTCCGACAATTTTCTTGTAACTCTCTAGCAGTTGTCTGTTTTGAGCCACACAGCACCGTGTTTGCGAGTACACCTCGATCAAGTCTTCTTTCGTGTCAAACATAAAATCAAATGTCCTTTGAGACGCCAAAGACGTGAACACCTTCTCCTTGTTTTTCAGGATATAGTCCTTTGATTTCGTGATTCCACCGCTGTACAGAAAGTGAATGACATCGTATTTTGATCCATCAGGAAGATTCCATCGGTTGACGATATCGACTTCGTCAGTAGTCCAGTGTTTCTTGAACTCCTCGGCGCGGAAGGTATCCGCCCAACGCATTTTATTGTTGTGTACAAGAAGGATTTTCATACATTTTGTATAATTGAGCACCAATTAAACCACTTGTTATACATACAGATACCATCATTAAAATAAACAGGAATATTTTCATATTATTTGAACAATTTAGGAATATCCTGCGGATTAAGCTCCAAATACCAATGGTGAAACGACCGAACATCTTTCCCGTTCCATTCTCCTTTTTTTACGTTACAAAAATCAAGGGATAGATCATTGCAAGCCTTCTTTATGTTCTCTCCTTCATGATTCCATGGTGCGAAGAAAGTGGCTATTGGCTTGGTATATCCTACCATTCGGATAGAATTTGTTTGCCAGTATTCCTTTGCTTTCTTAAGGTCTTCATAGCACTCTTCATACGATAGAAGGCTGTAATCCTTATGTTCCCAACCATGCAAGCCTATTTCAAGATAGGGAGCAGTAGCTAGGTAGTAAAAAAGCGCGTGATTCTCCCACAAGTCCTTCATAATCACCGCTACCGTGTGGACTTCTTTGCGGTCGATAAAATGCTGATGAAGTTTCTTGAACTCAAAAGCATCGGTATACACGTTCGGGTCATCATCCCGGTACAGCTTTACCATACTAGTATTCCGATGAAAGATAAGCGATTAACATCCAAATAGCACCAATAAGCAAGAGTATTGGAAATATCGTTACCAACCACAGAAGCAATCCTATTAACATTATCCACGCGAGAGTTTTCATATGTTTTAAATTTATTTACTGCTTGATTATATTCATAGTATTAACAGTCATGCTGTTTCTTGCTACTTAGCGCCCTTTCCAATGGAATCCCATACCGATTAATTCTTGCGCTTAGCGTACTTTTACTGATTCCAATGTAGTTAGCCCACTCAGTTAAGCTTTTTCTCTCCCCATTGAACTCAATCATCACTCTCCATTTTGGAGTATACGGTTTTCTACTTCTATCAAACCAATAGTGACACTTTCTGCACAAACCTATGTAATCTTCTGCTTCTCTCTTGTACTCTCCACTTACATTAGCCCAGTGCACGTTCCACCTTCCGTTGGCTTTCTCTCCAACCTTTCCACAGTGCTTACATTTCTTAGGATTTCCTACTTGTGACTTAACTGAAACATGCTTTGCAGCGTAACCACACTTATCACCTTTCCAACTGTTAGCTTTGTCATAAGTTTTTCCTTTTTTCGCAACTCGCATTTTATCTTTTACATCTTCTCTTGCTAGAGACTCTTTAACCTTACTAGCCCAGGTTACTGGTCTGTGTTTCTTGCAGTTAGTTGCTTCATTTGTAATTAGCTTATTGCACACTATACATTTTTTCTTCTGAAAATAAGAATGCTTAGACATATTAGTTTTCCCAAAAAGGGGCACCCAACTTGTCAGAAAGGTGCCCGTTTCCAGTGACAAGTTAATTATATATTTATCTTAGCATACTTACTGAGAAATTGCAACATCGTAGTTGTGCGGACTATAAGTGAGAAACTCGTTCTGCTTTATGTCAAGGTTTATTCTGTTCACCTTCAATTCTGGGAACTTTCTCAAAACTACTGGTAAACTCATCTGGTCACGCTCTCCAAAAGCGCAAATTTCTGACCACCATTCGTTATTAAAGGCTTCAACTAACGGAGTATGCCTCCTTATGATAAATCCTCCCATTCCTAGCTCTTCTTTTCTGATGTTTAGAGGCTTGTACCTTTCGTACTGTTTCTCTGCTTCTTTTGCTACTTCCGAGTGTCTTCCAAACTTATACTTTATCCAACGGTTCTCCCAATCCAAATCCTTGCTCTTATAGTGTCTGAAAAAGGCTATATCCGCGTCTCCGAGCCACTCCTTTACGACTTGCTCGACAGGAACGTTTAAGGAGATGTTTCCGTCCATCCACACGGATATATCACAATCAAGGAACTTATGTGCCAGTATCTTCGCTATTTTCGCGTTATAGACTGAACTTTTAAACTTGTCGTATTCAGAAAAGACGCGAATATCAGTCCGCGCCTTGTCTTTATCTCCACAAATCGCCGTAAAACAAATTATTCTTTCCATCCTCGGTTCATATTATTGCTTCTTATGGCATTTATTATAGTATTCCTAGCCAGATGAGGAGTTTTTTATTATACAGAGTTTCTCGTATTTACAAATGTTTCCCACACAGCACCAGTTATCGTGCCATTGTTACCATTTCCACTTGAGTCAGCAACAGTTGCACCAGTACCCTCGTCTACGTTCCATTTTCCAACTAATCCTCTTGAAACATTGCCCCCATTCATTATTGTTATGACTTCTTCTTGTGTCAGTGCTACGTTGTGTTGAGTGACATTGCATATATACCCATTTGGATTTCTCGTGTTAGCGGAGCTGTTTCCTATCTTCAAATCAGAACCAGCGGAGGTTTCTAGTGGAGACTGGTACGGAAGAGCGTTATTTATGACTACCATAGATTCTTTAACTCCGTTCAGGTAGTGCTGGCACTCACCATCATTGAATGTGGTGGCAATGTGATACCATCTGTTCGGCTGAATCTTCGTGGACCCCCAGTATTCTACAACTGTTCCAGTCGCTTGAACTTCCAGAGCTACTCTGTTATGGACTGTCCCCACTGTTTGGTCACCCATAATACAGGTGTAATGAGCACCTTTTTCTACAAACCTTGGTAGTAAATTATTGTTTGTACTGAACAAATAGAACCAATTACACCACGAGAAGATATTTGTCGCATCTGGTCGAAGAATTGATGCATCTGTAATAACAACCCTATTGGCAGCGTCACTTGCGAAATTTAGTGCTTTATTACTTCTGGACATTACACTGATAATCTAGGTGAATTAAATACACCGTATGTTGCTCCGGTGAGTGTTCCATTGTTACCATTACCAGAGGAATCCAATGCGTCGTTATTGAACTTGTAGTAAATGACTGGTGTAGTTGGAATAGTTCTACTGTAATAGAGATTTTCTATTTCTGTCAGGGTAAGAACTCTGTCGTAATACAGGAAGTCTTTAAGCATCCCAAAGAAATAAGAGGCAGCTTCTCCTAATCGGGTACCAATTCGCAAAACACTTGTCGTTTGTGTCAAAGTACACGATGTATCTGTTGCACCAACTTGCACTCCATTAACATATATCTTTACTGAATTAGTAGCGAAAGTACAAACGATGTGATACCAGCGATTCAATTCCAAATCGCCTGTTGCTGGAGTTGCTTGCAATGCACCGTTGTTATACACATCAAAATTAAAACCTTTTCCACCGTTCGGCTGTCTCAAGGCGAACCCATTTGTTGGAGCGCCATCAAAACAATCAAATATTCTGTCATTATTTACCCCACCTGTGGCATATCTCTTTACCCAAACAGCGACAGAAAGAGGTCCAACTCCAGGGGTAATCGGAGTGACCACATAGTCACCGGATCCATCAAGCATCAAACAATTTTCTGCTATTATTATATTTCTTGACATAATTTATCTGTAGCTCACAGTAACAGCAACGTCTGCTGTCGTTGTGAAGCCAATATAAAGACCGGTAGTGAAACTTACATCGAGGGTTACAGTTACGGGAACCAGAGCAGCTGCTGGAATAGTGTACGAGAATATAGTCGGAGTCGCTTCGGTTGTCTTATCGTAGACAAATATCGTCCCTGCCGTAGCGGCGGCATCAGTGGGACTGAATGTCAGAGTATGCAAGAACCCAGCCCCTGTTTTTACCAGTGTATCAGCTACACAGTATGCATAACTATATCTCTGTTCCACCTTCAACACGTCATTCGTGAGGTCTTCACCTGCGATTGCTGTTGCGAGAGTTGCCTTAAGATTTCCGTTGACATCTAATTGCTGAGTAGCTACCTCGCCATTGGCTAACGTAGGAGCGGTTGCATTATATACAGAGCTACCGACTGTTTTAAGATTTCCTCTTCTGTCTTGCTGAAGAGTTGTTTGTGAACCATTCTGGTAAGTTGGTGCTTCTGCATTGTATTCTCCACCAACAAGGATAGGATCGGCTTCAACAGCCTCACCGTCTGCAACACCACCGTTAAACCTTACTGAACCGTCTTCGTTTAGAAGAATTTCTTTTTGTGATGGATAAAATTTAGTCATAATATTATTTATGTGATCGCTTATGCGCAACAAGTCCGGCTAAACTCTTAGCTTCTCTTTGACACACATCGCAGGTCAAATTAGTTTTTAAATCGTTCTCTAAAACCTGTATATCTTTTCTTGATTTCGCTAGAATTTCCTCTTTTTTCCATTGAGGCATCTTATCGAATGGTATCTTTGACCAGTTTGGTGATCCCATATTGTTATGCTTATTGGCTTATAGGTAGGCTCTGTAGAAGCCCACCGTATAAACTAAGAAACAGATGGTGAAATCGAAGGTGATACCGAAGGACTCTTCGATACAGACACCGAAGGACTGACACTCGGACTGAGTGAAGTCGATACCGACGGACTGATAGATTTCGAGACCGATGGAGATATCGACGGTGAAATCGATACAGACACCGAAGGCGAGATCGAGACAGAAACCGAAGGAGATGCCGACGGGCTGACCGAAGGAGACACTGAAGGTGAAACTGATTGTGAAAGAGTGATTGTTTCTCCGTTATAGACGGAACAAAACCCTTGTACATACCAATAAGTACCATCACTGACAAACTTCGCGCTATCTCCTACAACAGCCACACCATCCACGAACGTGAATTTTTGAGCGGCGGTAATATTGAGATCGCTGTCATTCTCGGCGTTGACATCCGTGGTGAACACCTGACCAAACATCAAAGGAGTTCCCTCGTTCGTAACGATCGTGTAGCTTGCTCCCGACGGAGCCGCTTTCACGACGAAATTGAAGTTAAGACCGGCTTTGACTTTTGGAAGCGTTACTTCAAATTCAGTTGTTGAATTGAGGAAAATAGTCTTTCCGCAATCAGCTTCTGAAAGCGAGGTAACGGCGGTGAGCGTCCTTGGCTTTACCATGAAGTTCTTGAATTGTGTTGCTCTACCCATAATGATTTTTAAGAGCCAGTATATATGATTGCTTTCCTACAAGGAATCACCCTTGCGTCAAACTTGGCTCAGTTATTAACTTAGTGTTATTGCTTCATTTATTCCGCAGAATCCCCTGACAAACCAGTTGGTACCATCAGATTCAATCTCGACACGATCACCGACTTTCGCCCGATTGGCTGTGAAGGTGATTACGTCAACACCGCTTGTCTCGAAGTCAGAATCCGCCTCCGCATTGATATCGGATGTGTAAATCCCTCCTACGATTATATTGGTGGCTGAAGTGATGATGTAGGCTGTCGTTGGAGCTGTTTTAACGATGAATTCGAATCGTACTCCGGCACGAGGACTCGGAAGCGTAACGGTCAATCCTCCAGCGACATTCAAAAAGAATGTTCGACCGGAGTCTGAATCCGTCAATGTTTTCGATTCCGTTAAAATAGACTGCTTCACCATGAAACTCTTGAGTTCGGATACGCTTGACATAGTGTTGTGAGGGGCGGGTATATAGTCCCTTTCGGGATTCCTACCTTACGGCGTCAATCCCGCCCCGATTAGGTCAATTAAGAAGTTGCACCAGTCGAACCAACGATCCATTTGAAGTCGAGCACACCGTAGTCGTAACATGCGGAGCTCTTGAACTTCCAGTCGTCCGTTTCGAAGTCTTCACCGTTACCACCCATAGTAGGCGCGGTAAATGTAGGCTCTTCGGAAATCTCGCACAACGCGTCTTTATGCTTCAAGTCTGCAAGCATCCAGTAGTTGTCGTACGAAGTCGTAGGAGCACCAGCAGCGGTTGTTCCAAGGAAAGGAAGCACCAAGTGCTTGTATTTTCCAGAGTAGACGTTAGTCGCGTTGTTGGCTTCATCAGGAACGAGCGTAGACTTGAGGAATTCCTTGACGGAGTTCTGAATGGTCACGTTGCGTCCTGTGATGATGGTGTCAGGCTCAACCAAGACGATATTTCCGTTGTTGTCAACGAAAGTATTGAACTTGTTTTCAGCCTCTTCAAGACCTGCACGGCTAAACGCTGTGGTGATGAGGTTGGAATATGTATCTGAACCACCGGTAATCGTGTGGTCGGTGTCAAAGATATTCTGACCGTCAGCACTGGTTGTAGCTATCGTTTCGGTGTCCATGTTCGTGTACGAGGCTGCGCTCATACCGAATGTGAACAGGTGGGTGAGATCGAGTTCGATACGCTTTGCAGTCGTTTCACCGAGTGCTCGCATTTTCTTGTCGATTTCTCGATACTTGTCAAACTTTCGCATTTCCCACGTAATCGCGTCCATAAGACCGATACGAGTCTGAGAAAGGTTCAAGGTATATCCTTGTTTGATAGAACCGTAGGTGTAGTTTTGACCCTGTTGCTTTCGCTTTGCAAAGCCGTAACCGTCGATGATGGAGTGTTCTGACGTCATAACATCCGTAGAAGTCACGTCGTACATCTGCCGAGCCGCTTTAGGAACAGCCATAAAGCCTTCCCTCCACTGCACTTTGGCATTCTTTCACTTTGTTACTCCTAAAATATAGGGGAAAAACCGCTTCAGGTTTCTCTCAACGATTTCATTTTGTTATAGTCGTTGCTCAGACTGTTGCTTAATGAAGATTCTTTGGATAATTATCCGTTTTTTTGTGACATTCAGGGCATAGTGTAATTCCGTTTGATACATCGAATCTCAATTCCGGATTGGTAGCAAAATCTTTGATGTGATGAGCATGTTTCTCTCCACCTCGCTTTCCACAATCTTGACAGGTAAAATTATCTCTACTGAAGACTAATCGCCTCCAATTTTTATACTCAATACTTGTCCGTATCCTTACGCCTTCTTTTGTTAGTCCACCTTTCCAAAGATGACAGTTTTCTCCTCGTCCTTTATAGTTAGGTTTTCCGTAATTATGAGGAGTCTTTCCTTTATGAGATTTGCTAATTTTACTTCTAGACTTATCTGTATGAGTTTTTCCCTTCATCCAGGTTATTATTCCTTTACGAGATATGCCATAGCATTCCTCGGAACAATATTTTCTACCAGGTCTTACTCCATCTTCTCCACAAATTAAGCACAATCTAACAGGCTTCCAACACCTCCCAAGAAGTTTCGCTTGGATTTTTTGCTTAGTTTCATCACTATGTTTTTTATTTAACATTGTCATAAAACCATTTTACCACTACACTATATAATTGTCAAAGAGCAGAATCTTCATTTCTTTCCACTCAGTCGTTGCAGCTGCACACTTTCGTTGCTTGCTGAGCGTTGTCCTCTGCAGGAGTTCCGCCATTAATCAGGAAAGATTCGTTTACCGACGAGGCAGAGAATTAGTTTACCACGTCGTTAAATTGAGTTGTTAAAATCATTGCTTTTGAATTACTGGTTAATTTATGCTGTGACTCCTACTGCGACTCCGCTCTTCTTGGCGATCTTACCGATGATCTTTGTCGTCGATACGATGCCGGTGACTTCGACTACACCGACGGTGTAAGCGTTGACATCGACAGAGTTTTCATCGTCAGCGTCAATCATTTCTCCGATATCGGTTGTAGCAGCCGTTCCGGTTGAAACATCAAACTCGAACTCGGTGTTTACTTCAGGAACGAGCACTGGAACCAATGAAGCGGATGCGTAATCGCTGTCAGTTGATGCGATAGTCTTCTGAATCAGTCCGAGAATCTTCGTGGAAGAACTCGTAACTTTTGCAAGTGTACCGACTCCCGCTGCCGTGGTGAGAATCTCAACCATGTCGTTCAGCGTGTAGGCGGTGCTTGCTGTTTTTGGGTACCATTCGATAGCGAATTTCCCCCTCAAGTGTTTTACTGCCATTGCATTTTAATTAAAAACTTATAGTAGCTCTGTTGGAATCATCTTCCTGAGCCAATTTCTTTGGATCTATCCGAAACTTTGTCGCCAATGCGCGAGCTCCGTCGGATATTTCCTTGCCGTCCTTGTTAGAAGATTTCTGTCGAGTTCCTCCTGAAGTCATAAGATCCGCGTGCATACCTTCGGCATAGCCTCTTTGTTTACCGCGATTCTCCGCTTCAACGGAAAGTTTCTCAAGGTCTCCTTTTTCATACAAGACATTTATTCGCGCGCGTTCAAGGTCTTTCATGATATTGGAAACGCTATCCTTTCCATTTTTCGGGTTATAGTTCGACAGAATCTCTTGCCATTCTTCATCAGACTGAAAATCCGGATATTGTTCGAGAAAACTGTTGATAGCCTGTTTTTCGTTGGCTTTCTGATATACACTCTCGGCTGCCTTTTGGGCTACCTTCTCAGCTTTGGAAAGAGTCTGTTTTTGGAATTTCTTGGAATCATCATCCCAATCAGCGTCTTCATCTTGCTGATCCAATGAACGAACAGTGGTATCTTTCTTCGCTTCGAGAGTTCTATCGGTTTTTTTCAACTTGAGCAAACCTGTCTTGTAGTTGTCTCGCTCTTCTTCCGTCTTTTTCAGACGTTCTTGAAGTTCGGCTACTTCGGTATCTTTCGATTCCGTAGTATTTTCCGTTGTTTCTGACTGACCATCGTCATCGGTAACAGTTACCGTATTTAAGTCTTTTTGGGAATCTTCCATACTTTTAATTCGTTTGTTTCAACACGAGATCGAACGTCGTGCATAATGGTAAAAACCCTGTCTCAATTAAGAGAACAGGGTCAACCTCGAATGATAAACCATCACGTAAATCATTCAGAGGAAGACCTTGGCCTCTTAATGGCTTTGTGATGGTTTATAAATTGTCAACTATAGTATACGGTTATTTCTTTTCACTTGCAAGTTTCTTCTTCTTTTTGTCAAGAGTCTTGTAAGCTGTCGTGATGTTGACGGTCAATGCTTTCAGCTCATTCAATCGTCCGAGCGTCTCCCACATTTCTTTTCCCTCGACACCGAGTGCCATTTTGCTCACGAGATACTTTTTACGCATCGTGTAGTAATTCTTGAACCCGTTATCCCGGTACGACATCATCAGCCATTTGTTCATTGTTTCCTCATCTAAACTTTCCGGCTGATAAATGTCGTTTCCAAGGAACTTAATAAGTAGCAGTTTAAATCTTTTCATAAACTATGCTGGTAATGGTGGCATTCCTGCCTGTCCGGCTGTTGCCATATCTGCTCCTGGAACTGGAGCCTGTCCTGGCATTCCCGGAATTGGGGCTGGTGGTGGTGGCGCTAACTCATACTCGTCGGGATCGTCATCAAATGCCGTAATGGTATCTTTAGCGAGCTTCTCTCCGTTTTGAGCGATGACTTGCGGGAAGTACGCTCCAAGGATACGCAATTTATCCTCCATTTTCGATTGTGAGAGGCTTGATTCTGTTTGAAATACCGACTCGGATATGACTTTGACATCATACTGCCAATCATCGAGGTAATCCGCTGTCATAGCTATCACTTGATAGTTTTCTTTGGCTTGTTTCGTGTGTTTCATCTCTTGGATATCGAGTTCCGATTGCTTCGGAAGCGATTTCTGATCAGGATATATCTGAATGCCAAGTGTTCCTTTTGTCATTTCACCGTTTGGATCCGGTAATTCCGCATTATCAACTGTAAATGAACGATATTCATCAAGGATATTGCTTGCTTTTCCTTCTTTATCGAGTATTTTTTGAACACTTGGTTTGGTGTAGTATACCAGAATGTTCATAATGCGCAGTTTTATCTTCTGCAACCACAAAGAAGTCAGGAACATATACAAAATTCCCTTGAGTTTTTTCGCATTCTCGTTGGCAATCACCACTTCACGTGCCGTGACGCCCCTTCCTGCTACGCCTTGCTGGTTGGAGTCAACCGATGTGAGATCAAGCCCTCGCGATATGATTTCAATCATCTTCACATCGCTTTGATTGACACCTGTGATAGGCATCTCTCGAACTTGACTGATATCTTGGACATATATCTTGGTGTCGATCGTTGTGTTCTGATCTTCGAGATCAAAATCATCCTTATTGGCATTGCCGATAAGAAGTTGCGGTGCCATTGACTTATATGTCTTGTCGAGAGCCATATTGTACAAGGAATTGATCACATCCTGCTCTCCCATAAGAAGGTTCGGAATGGAATTCCCGTAAAAGAACTCGGTTGAGAATGGTTCGCACACTGTCTTGGCGAATGGGTACCATTTCTTTTTCTTTCCCAAAAGCAACGGGGCGTTCAAGAGCAAAACACCGTTCGCTAGAATGATGAACTCATCATTGAGTTTGTTGTAGTATTTCAAAACTTCGATAGGCTCTTCGCCGTCCCATCTCTCTTGCCACATATGCGTAAAGAACGTGTCGTCTTCGTTTTTCGGTGTTTTAGGAACAGATTCGGGAACATATTGAGCGTTTTTATACTTGCCGTATTCTTTTTCAAACACGCCTTTCGTCATACGGTCAATCCATATCAGTGAGGGTTGTTTCTGTATATTAAACACGTGAAAATCCGCTATGTAGAGATTCATCAGCGGTACGATTTGGTTGAAACATTGGCTGTCGGTTTCGATTTCCTCTTCTTCGGTCTCAATTTCTCCTGTAATGGTATCAAAGCTCTTGACGACTTTTCGTTTTGCTTTCGCTCGTAAGTAGCCGTCATACACGATGACGGTTCCCTTTTCACAGGCTTCCCACGCTTCAAAAAACACCTGCTCTTCTTTGTTGTCCTGATCATACGAGAACTTCACGAGTTCCTTGATGGTTTGGGCACGCCAGTAATCACGCTGGCTCTTTTCGTTTTGAGCGGTGATTCGTGTCTGAGGCACATCGAGAGCGACCGCAGCGAGGATAGCTTTGAATTTGTTTCGTGTAACCGGGTGAAACACATTCGATTGCCACTGCTCTTTTCCTTGCGACTCTTTCGTCGGGACATACCCGTTCAGTCGCAGTTGCGAATCGTCCACAAAATCTTCAAGGGTGCGATCATTGAAGTATTTCCACAGTTTTTTTCGAAGCGTGCGCATGTCGGAGAATTCATCATAAATCCTCTTGACCATTTGCTCGTCTTTATCGGAAATCTTATACATACATTATCTTCTTTTAGTTAGTCCGTATTCAACGGCTTCCTCAATGCTTATTTCTTTTTTTGGAAACTTTCTAATAGCATATAAATCTTCCATACCGACATTATTCTTAGCGGCCTGAAGAGCTGTTTGAGCTTCAATGTTCCTCAATTTTTCGGTATCTATTTCTCCATTGGCGTTCAGAACTTTCTTACCGTACCAGTTTAGCACGTTCAGCGTGTTATTGAGAAGGTTTTTGACTTTCACTTTGGCACGCCATACCATGTGTCGCTCTTCATTGTTTTTCATTTCAGGAGTCGGTTCAATAACCCATCCGTTTTGGTACATTTCCTTGATGCCATCTTTGGTTACGACTGCGGCACATCCTTCGGCGACGTCGTTATTACGCCACAGATAGATTGTCCACGCATCTATTGTTTTTGTCTTACTTCGCATATCAATATGAAGTCATTCTTAATTTTATGCCCGTTGTTTGAGGATTTTTTCTTCGTTGTCTGTCAAGCTCTCGGACATCTCTTATCGGTAGTTTCTCATATAATCCCCACACTGACAATGCCAACGACATGATTCTATCATCGTGCAGTCCTTCCGGTACCTTCATCTTGACTTTCTGTCCGTTCAGTTCATACTGCATTGATTTGAGCTGATCGATAAGCTCTTGATCGTTTGGTATCTTTATTCTATTCTGTTCCAGTAAAATCTTCAAGTTATTCAGCAGTTGTTCTCGACTCGTCTCGGTGAAATGAAACGGTTCTATGATCAGTCCTTGGCGTTTGAGGTCATCAATAATCGGGTCACCGATACCGGTCGAGTCCATCCACGTTTTGCCTTTATTCCAATACTTCACCTCTTTAACGATGATTTCTTTTTGCTCGTTCCAGTCGATTTTGTTGAAAGATATCTGTTTGACGATATCGAACGTATGCAGATCAGTGACGGTAATGACCGTATAATCCTGATGCTTGGCGAGATCGATTCCGAGTTGATACCTTCGAAACGGTTTCAGTCCGATGTCCGACTCACTCGCCCTTACAGCCTCATCAACTTTTCTGAAAACACTTGAAGCTCCTTCGATGAATTTGCAATAGAATTCCTGTTCCGCCAAATCCTGAGGCATTCCTTGTCGTATCTCTCCTTCGTATTCTTCTTTGGTTATCACTCCGGTATCCTCGATTGTCAGCACTTCATAAAACCACTCTTTCGGATTCTCTTTGGCTATTTGTAGCAGTTTAAAAGCGTGGTTCATTCCTCGGGGAGTGAAATTGAATATCGCCCACCCTCCGTTCACCAAAAGAATTGGTCTCACAAAGTTCCATACGTTCGGATTAGAGATGGAATACTCGGAGAACACCACACCTTTCGGGTTCGTTCCGACGTTTGATTTCTCGAATGTATCGGCGGCGATGAGCTGGATGACCGATCCGTTGATAAGCTCTATGCTCAATTCGCTTTTGTTCTTTTGTTTGGTGATTTCAGGTGGGATATGACTGAGCATGTGGAACTCATCATTGTCGATATTGTCCCAAACAACACGTTTCGCCTGACTGAATGTCGGGAGGAAATAAAAATAAGTACCGACTTCACCGATAGCACGCTTGATAAGATAATTCCAACACACTTTATCTTTCCCAGAACGGCGATGAGCACACCACACAGCACGCTTCATTCCTGAATCGAGTGCTTTGAGAAGATTAAGCTGGTATGGGCGTGGAAAAAATTTATAAGGTATCGTTATCTCCATACTTCACTTGTTTAATAACTAATCCAACTTCTCCACTCTGTTCAACGTCCTGTTTTGGCATTCCTTCAGCTAGTTTTATCTGCATTTCAGGAGAAACACCTTTCAAAAATTCTTCTTTAGCTTCGTCCGTCATCTCCATAAATTTCCGACGCAAATAATCCTTCATAGTTCCACGAGGGCGTCCAGAAGGATTTCCGCTTACACCTTTAGGAAAAGTTCCATCAGGATTCCTATTTCCTGTATTTTCCCTGATAGCAGGGGGATTTTCATCTTTCATAGTATCCACACTCTACATTTATTTTACCTTATTGTCAAGAGAAAACTTTTCGTAAGTTTTTTCAAAAATATCAGGTTTGCACGGGTAGAGTTCACCAGAAACGCCTTTAATGACAAAATCACCTTTATTTGCTTTCATAGTTCCCTCTAATGTGTGAATCTCAAGATAGTCAACTTGATTTCCATAACTTATTGAACGCTTACCATCACCAAGTTCTAAAAGTTTTTCTATTTCCTGAAAGTTTTTCCCCGTCCATTGGATAGCATCAATCACCACTGGCTTCTTTCTATATTTCATATTTTTTGCTTATAAGTACCTTGTGTTATTTTATTGAATGTTTACCTGCGTAAATTTTACGTCTGATATTTGTGAAGAGATATTCGGTAAGATATGCTCTTGCTTCATCTTCCTTTTGGAGTCCTTTTCTTATCTCGATTCTTTGGACAACGTGGACAACTTCATGCAAAAGAGATGTGAGAAAGTCCCAAGAGTCATCATTTTTAGATAGATTTACAAGTACGACATTATTAAACTCTTTATTGTAAATGGTATAAGCAGAGTCAGACGATACTATTTCTTTAAAATCATCCTCAAACACTACATCTAAAAACAACTCCTTTTTCAACTTCTCTTTTTTGGCGAATTGTCGTATATCTTTTTCAGTACATCCGACAGCAACAACAAATTCATCCACAAAAATACCGGTGTCTTGAATAAAAATGTGTTTCTTTCTCATACCTTTGAAAAGTCTCCGTGATATTTTATACTTGCATCGCAATAAGCTTTATATGCTTCTTCTTTGTCTTTAAAATTACCTAGATAAATTTTTTTTCCATTAACCCTTATATGAGTCTGCCATTTTTTACTATTTTTATTCCAACTAACACCCTTATATCCTGATGTATTATTCTTTAGTTTTCCTCTGTTCATCAAATTTTCAGAACGAGTACAAACTCTCAAATTTTCTCTTCGATTATCCAGTCCGTTATGGTTGATATGGTCTGTATCCATTCCATCGGGTGCATTCATAATACGCCTATGCATAATTATTTCTGTGCTATACCTATCTTCTGATTTTAGAGCATATCCCTTGCTAAAAAACCACTTAAACTTCGATAATTCGTCAAAATCATCATCATCCACTAAGGCTACTTTTCCTTTTGTTAAAGGTATCTCTTTCATATATTTTCCCAAAAAAGAGCCCACACTTGACAGAATGGACTCATCTTCAGTGTCAAGTTATTACTCTTACAGTATAGCATATTCCCCTCTTCTTTGCAAATGCTTGACAAGGCGTAGAGCAGTGTGCTATACTGGGAACATAAGCGCTAACAGCTTTTAAAGTTAGGAGCATCAAGAGCGGAATTTAATGTATACGAAACTCTTGAATACCGCCCCAGTGTAAAAGCTGGGTTGGTGCTCAAGGGTTTTTTTAATTGGTAAATATAACAAATATGGACGAAATAGAAAAGTTTTGGTGGGAAGAAGCAGTGGATGAGGAAGTCAAAAACATTATGGAGGCAGAGGTATACGGAACAAATGATGCTTTAAAACTGCTCATTTTAAAAATAATCCGCAAAGAAACACAGAAATGATATGGCTCAAATAATACTCCCTGACTTCCTTATTATACCATATATTTTGCTTGATGATAAGGATATTGGACTTGTTGACGAGAGATTATATGGAATAATTTACTGGTTTTCGAAGCTAAAAATGCAGAGGTGTACGACTTCAAACACTACACTGGCAATTTTAGCAAAGACAACTTCTGGAACAGTTAGAAACTCACTTACAAGATTAGAAGAAAAAGGCTATATACAAAGGATTTTTTCAGATAATGGTCGGAGAATACGAAAAGAAATCATACCACTGGTAATATTCGCGAAGGTGTCACCCACAGGTGATAGGGTGTCACTCACAGATGACACGGTGTCACCCACCAATGACACCTACGTGTCACCCACAGGTGCACAGAAGAAGAAAGAGTTATTAAATAAGAAAGATATAATAAGATTTGATTCTCCTACGGAGAAGACGGAAACCGTCAAACCTAAAAAACTTCCCAGAAAAGATATCACCATTGTCATCAAGGCAATCGAAGCAGTTATACCCATAATCGATGAACCCGTGGGGAAGCGTCGCCAGTGGGCTAAGCTCTTCCTTGATAGCAAGATGCCTGAAATTTACAAGAAGAAACACGACAGAGAACCAACAGCGCAGGAATGTGTTACAGGGGTACAAGCACTTTTTAGGATGGCAAAAGATAGTCCTGACAAGTATATCCGCGGTAATTCATCCTCTATGCAGTGGGTTTACAAGAATGTAGGTAAGATTTTATCCGCTGGCAATCAAAGAAAGGTTGCCGTAATCGATATGAGTTTATGACACCATACGCAATACACCTCTTCAATGGGGATACGATACTTCTCACTCCGGGACAATACGCCAATTTCCTCGCCTTATGGGATAAAGGGGCAGAAGAATTTACACTGGGCGTTCAGAGAATAAACCGAAAATCAATCTCGCGCATAGGGTTTCATACAGGTTCGGCTGAGATGTTACGGGTAGCAAGAACTGAAAACTATATGCTTCTTTCCCCGCAAGAACAAACAGAACTCAAAGAAGCGGAGTACAGAATAGCTTGCTTGCAATCCGCGAAAAGAGAGGCTATGAAGCTTATCGAGGCAAAACAAATGCTTGAAGAGTCAAAAAGTGAATGGGGAGGAGTGGTTAAAAAAATAGAGAGAGTGCGAGAAGTTGAGAACAAAGAGGCTCTCCCAATGTCATCAAAACAAGAAGAAGATGGAGATATGATGTATTATCTCGGTGAAAATGGAGAAAAGTGTTATTCATAGCAAACGGGTGTAGTTACAACCCCGGAATGAGTACACTTTTATTGAAATTAAATAAGTAAGATTAAAAATATGGAGAAGATTAAAACATTTATTCCTTGGGAAGAAATAGAAGTTGAGGCGCAGAATCAGATTAAAAATACAGCTTCAATGCCTTTCATCTTCCGGCACATTGCGGTTATGCCTGATGTACACTACGGGAAAGGTTCTACTGTAGGTACCGTTCTTGCTACTCAGGGGGCAATTATTCCTGCAGCGGTCGGGGTTGATATAGGATGCGGAATGATAGCTGTGAAAACGAATCTTAAAAAGGAACAACTTGGAGACCTTGCAAAGTTGCGTGAAAGCATAGAAAAAAGTGTCCCTATGAGTATGGGAAGGTTCAATAAGAAAATAACCGAAACAGCTCAAAAAAGAATTGATGAACTGGAAGCCTTACCGCACACGGGAGAAGTAAAAGGAAATTGGCAAGAACAATTAGGAACTCTTGGTGGCGGAAACCACTTTATAGAAATATGTGTAGACGAAACAGAGACTATTTGGGTTACGCTTCACAGCGGAAGTCGTGGTGTTGGAAATAAAGTTGGTAACGCTTATATCAAAAAGGCACAAGATTTATGTGAAAATATGTTCGTAACTTTACCCGATAAAGACTTAGCGTATTTTCCGATCGGGAGTAAAATGTTTGATGATTACCTCACTGACTTGCACTGGTCACAGCACTTCGCACTGTTAAACCGAGATGAGATGATGGACAGGGTTTTGAAAGATATTAGCTTCGCGGTTTATGGAGAAAATGGACATCAATCAGAGTTTGAGGTTGAAAGAATAAATTGTCATCATAACTTCACACAGATTGAAAACCACCTAGGAGGTAATGCTTGGATAACTAGAAAAGGAGCGATTGAAGCGAGTATCGGTAAGAAATCGATGATACCTGGTTCTATGGGAACGAATAGTTATATCGTTTCAGGGCTTGGGAATGAAGAATCATTCTGTTCTGCACCGCACGGCGCAGGTCGAAAAATGAGTCGAAAAAAAGCATCAAAAACTTTCAATTTGGAAGACCTCAAGAAATCAATGGAAGGGATTGAATACCGAGAATCGAGTGTTCTCATTGACGAAATACCAGGAGCATACAAAGATGTTGAAAAAACCATAGAATGGGCAAAAGACTTAGTAAAAGTTGAACATACTCTAAAACAAATAATAAACTGTAAAGGAGACTAATAATATGAGCTTCAATACAAAACAAGAACCAATCGAACGCTACCAAACCTACAAGAACACTCTCTTTACCCCTATAACACGTAAGGAACAACTGGAGGCTATGATTACAGGTTTGCATCGATACATAAACAGCACAGAGGAGAATCCTTTGCTGGACGATCATCATCATAAAGTGTTCTATCAAGGAACAAACAAGCCGTGGGAAACTTTAAAAAAATGGGAGGATAAGCTTGACCTTATAAAATAAAATTATGAACGAAGAAACAGACCCGGAGATAACAGCAACCATTGAAGACCTTGATTATGCGCTCAATCTCCTCGGAGAATGCCACAAAATACTCGACTCAATGGAGTAACAACCTAGTTAATCTAGTAAACCTTGACAACCTAGTAAAGATAGAGTATACTTAAAAAAGGTGAATGAAGAGGGAACAAATATAAACTTGAGTCCACTCCTCTTCTCCTGACAAAAACAACGCCTGTAGGACACGATATATCGGTATCTATAGGTAAGAGTGCCAAGAGTCACTGAAAACCTCTTACAATCGAAGTTTAGTGGCAAATCGGGTGAGTGAACGGGACACATTTCCCGCTTATCTCAATAATATGAAAAACGCACGTAATAAGTTTTATTACAAACTTATGAGCCAAAAAGCTCGAAAAGCAGAAGATGAAGCATTGAAGTGGCGTCGAATCGCTAAGAAACCAAGAAGCACCTTTGAAAAAGCAGTCATTCTTACGCTCATCAATTTCTGTGTATGGTTTCCAACGTATTCGATACTGACAAAATCACACACTATAACTATTCACAATGTCGTCAATGAAGCGGAAGCGAGTTACGACCCGTGTGGATTGAAGGAAGTGCAGTGTATGGGCGAAGATACTGGCGGAGTACCTGAAGATAAGCCGGCATTGACCGACAAAGACAAGGATACAGACCGTATTTTGGCTCTTATCAATACTGCTTTTGGAGACGAGGCGAAGGTGGCTCAAGCCGTATTCTATGCGGAGAGCCACCATAACCCGCAATCAATGAACTGGAATTGCAGATACTTTGGAAAAAGTCAGTCGTGCCATAAGGGAGATGAAGCGCAGGCGTGGAGTGTTGATTGTGGAATCGCGCAAATCAACGTACTGGGTAAAACTTGTCCCGTCGAACTCTTCAATCCTGAACACAACCTTGCCATCGCTAAGCAGATGTATGACTCGCGAGGTTGGAGTCCTTGGGTTTCTCACTGGAACGGTAGCTATCTTAAATATCTTTAACCCTATGAAAAAGACAATAACAGCGTGGGCAATTACGATGAAACATGAGTTTTTTATTCCCGACTTTTCAGTAGTTGGAAAATTTGAAAATGTGCTGCAAATCCATTCAGATAAAGAATCTGCCATTGCTCTAGTTGAAGAGTTAGGCAGAGAATGGACAGTTAGCGAAGTAAAAATATCTCTATGAAAATAATTCAATCAATCTTTATAATCTCTGTGGGAATATCCTTATGGATTGGTATCTTATATGTCGGTATAAACGGAATAATTAACCACTAAAACGAACAATTATGACAAACAAAATTAACCTAGACTTTCTCTTTAGTGCAAATCTGATGCATCACGGAAACAGCGGAGACGCTTTGACAGATGCGATAGAGAATATGACCAAGTTAGGTCGACAATGGGTAACTATCGAAAACGTGGAACGGATGAATGAAGAAAACGAAATGAGTCATTTTCAAGGAGACAATCAATCGTGGTCGGGAGGTTCTTGTAATAATTTGATTGAACAATAATATGGAAGAAGAAATGGGCGTAGTCTCACAACTCAATCGAATACAACAGGCTTTGAAAGTGCCGAAAGGACAGATGAATAGTTTTGGAGGATATAAGTATCGAAGTTGTGAAGATATTTTGGAAGCGGTAAAGCCTCTATTGCTAGAATGCACCCTCACAATCAATGACGAAATTGTTTTAGTAGGGGATAGATATTATGTCAAAGCTACCGCAACACTTTTTGACAACGATCAGTTACTTTCATTTGTATCTGCTTACGCCCGAGAACCTCAACTAAAAAAAGGAATGGATGAAAGTCAGATTACTGGAATGGCAAGCTCATACGCTCGAAAATACGCCCTTAATGGAATGTTCTTGATAGATGATACCAAAGATGCAGACACAATGGATAATACGCATATAGAGCCAACCAAAGCACAATCAGGTAGCGGTACAGGGTATCAAAAGACTCCTTTTGTGCCACTGGATGAAAACGACAAACGAATTTCAGAAGAGTTAAACAGTATTAAATTTTAACTAATATAAATACAAATGAGTATGAATATGCAAAAATTATTTGATACAATGAGTGAAGTAGGAAAAACAGAAAGAAGTAAATACCACGCTACTTTTGGAGATTTTATAGACAAGTTAAAGACGGCTGATGAAACAGCAAGAATTACTCCTAAAATAGTCGGCATAGGGGCATATCGTGGTTATTATTCCGACATCGCTTTATGTACTGAAGACGGAAGTCCGGCGTGGAAAACATCATTAGATTATGACTCTCCCACAAATTGGGATAAATGGGGAAAAGAAAATAGGATAGATATTGATTTTGTAGAAAATCCTAAAAAGCTGGCAGAGGTATTAGAATCTCTACTTGGAGCATATTTTGATGGTTATAAAGGCGGGTACAACGAAATAACAAGAGAGACACCTTTATGGCTTGCTAAAGATTACGGAGATTGCAGTGACGTTGCCGTAGTAGAAGTTACCGATAAACTAGAACTCATTACTAAAACAATAGAATAATCTTATGGCATACAAAACACGAACAGGTAAAAGTCCATACGGTCAATGCAAAGATTGTGGAGCAGACCGTGTCAGAAGTCCTAAAACAGGAAAAGAATTCTGCTCGGAGAAATGCTGGCTTCCAAAAAGTGAACAGCAACAGCAACTCGGAGACAATATCCAGCCAAATGTCGAAGAACGATTCGAGATGATATCAGCATGGGCCAGTAATACACAAGAAACGGTCAATACACTCATATCACGAGTCAGTGCCTTGGAAAAAGAAATCAAAGAATTGTCCAACCTTAAAACTTTGCTGATTGATGTGACTAATCCTTCTGCTGTCGCACTCCACGGGTCAATGTCGGGGAAAGGTAATGAAGATATACCCGTGATTCAGCCACAAGGTTTTGATATGGTGAAGATGACAAATGATATTTTAGGTAAACCAATAGTATGAATAATATGTACATAATAGAAAAAGGAATACCTCTCAAAAGAGAAGTGCGACAAGGAAAATATCCATTCAACCTTATGGAAGTCGGAGATTCATTTTTTGTGGAATGTAGTACAAAAAAAATATCACCACTTTCGCATTCATTCGGAAAAAGACATAATATGAAGTTTGCTGTTAGGAAAGAAAATGAAGGTACAAGAGTATTTAGAACACAATAGTATGCAAAGCCTATGAAAAAGTATCGGATAAGGCTATAGATATGCTCTTCATCAGGGATGGAAAAGGTCAAGAAATGAGGAACAATGAGATATATCTAAAAGGTTTGGAGCGTCTGATGAGCAATTTGAAAGCTGTTCTCAGGGTGTACGAATCCGAAGCTAGAAATCAGATGTGAGATATTAACAAGTAATAAATAAGATTATGAGAAACTATACAGGTGAAATTGCAAGATTAGAAAGTCAATTCAAAGAAGTAAAGTCTTCGTTGAAAGAAGCGAGTAAGTTCACACAGAAGTTTTTGAATAAATGCGGTGAGGCAGGTATTACTGGCGTTAGCGTAGGAATGAAAAGCGATAAAATTGAATCAACGAAACATTATCCATTCGAGTGTTACGGTTCTGTTTTTCAGTCGCCGTCTGGGACAAGGGGAAAGGACGGTTGGGTTGCTATATGGGGAGTTGTAAGTGAGATGGGGATTAGCGGTGGATGTGGTAATACTGACCAACATCAAGTGAGCAATGATAACTTAATTAGTGGCGTTTATGAACTTAAAGAAAGAACGTGGAGGAAAGTAGAATAATTTTTTAACTCTCTCTAATAACAAGCTAATCCATCTCACAGTATAGGTATGAAAAAACACGAAGTAGCTGTAAGTGTTCTCTCAGAGGAAATGGCGAAAATAGGGGGTAGCGTATTTTCCCAGTTTCTTGTCCGTCTCAGTCCAAACGATGAAACAAAGAAAACGCTAGAAGCCAACGATTTCCTGAACGCCATAATGACAGGCGGGAAGATTAAAGAAGAATGGAAACTAGAAAACGATTCAGATTTCAAAAGGTTGCAAAACATAGTCTCGACATTAAACCAGTTGATAGAAGAGTCTAACTCACTATAGGTATATAAAAAAGATAACTAATCCATCTCTCTCTAACTAACAAATAAAATTATGGCAAAAGCGTTTGAAAATACTCGACACAACATTATTCATCTTTGGTTTCCTAATGGTAATGGTCTTTCTACTATTTGGGGCGTTGGAACATATTCAGATAACTACGATATAGATATGAAAGGAGGAAATTTTACAGATATGTATTCAACATTTTTAGGAAGTGATACTGCGGAAATAATGATACTGAACGCCCCAGAGAAACTGAAATTGAAAATAGAAAAGAAGTTTGATTCAGTCGGGAATGGTGTAATTGGTCGTCTTACAATTAAAGATTGGCTTTATGTAGTAAAAGAATTAAGTAAGTAATTTCTCTCTAATAACAAGTAATATGATAACAATCCAAAACGCTATGCTCGAAGAAATACAACTCAAAGCCACTATCTTAGCCCGTGAACATAAGCAAACTGTTGGAGAGAAAAACGACTATTACATCACGCTCGAACAACTAGAAAAGATATTGATGTCATTTCAAGATTAACTCTCTCTACTAACAAGTATGAACCGAACAGAAATGAACAAGAGAGCAAGAAAGATGATTTCTGAAAAATGTGAAGCGATTGGACTGAACTACTGTGAGGTACAGGCTGATGATAAGTGTTCAGGGTTCTTGTTTCTCGCTCCGGCACATAAACACAAGCGTATTCACTACAAGAGCGCAGAGGAGCTAGCAGCCTACAACGAGTGGATTTGTGCCTGTACCAACTGTCACAACATCATTGAAGACGATAGAGAACTAACTAAAGACGTATTTAAAAGACTCCGCGGATGAAATCAACAGAAAAAGATACACAAAAAGCAATCATTCAGTACCTCGAAGCGAAAAAGATATTCCACTGGAGAAATAATACAGGCGGTACAATGGTAGCAGGAAATCATTTTATGAAGTTTGGATATCCGGGAAGTCCCGACATAATCGCAGTAGTAAAAGGTCAATTTATAGGTATAGAGGTAAAGGATATCAAAGGAAAACTCAACGATAATCAAGAGATATTCAAGGAAAAACTGGAAAAGGCAGGGGGCTTATATATTATTGCAAAAAGTATCGACGATATAATGAAAATTTTATGAACGAAGAAAAAAAGGAAAAGCTTAGAGCATCAGTTGTACGAGGTAATCTCAAATCTGAGTATAGGGGATGGTTTATCATCGACCCGACAAACAAGCACTACCTTGAAAAAGCGCGATTGCTGACGAACATAAAAATTGGGTATCTTATGCAATACCTTGACGGTACGCAAGAGTGGCTCACATCTCCACAGATAGGGCGAATAGGTGTACAGAGAGCACAGGTCGGCAAGATAGAGGGCGTTGTCATTTCTATCAAGAAAAACAGAGAGTATGTCGATGTAAACCTCTTGTCGGATAAGAAGAACGCTTTGGGGATCGGTATCGCTCACTCGTTTCCACTTACATATATTAAAGACGTAAAGTTCTATCGATGATGTAATTAATTTAATTTAAAAATATGAACATAAAAGAATTTAAGGTTGGCGATATTGTTACTCGTAATGAACCATCTGGTGGTGACTCATCTTATTGCGGGGATAGACTTACACTTAGAGGCCATGATGAAAATGCAAAAATTATATTCTTGGAACGTACTAAAGAACCTTGGTTAGATGACATATTAGATATATCTTACGCAAGAGATAAATGGGATGAAGGGTGGTGTGCATTCCATGAAGATATGTATCAAAAAATTGTTAAATTTGCAAAAAAAATATGAAAACCACACAAGAACAGATACTTTCGCAATTCATCAAAGAGTTCACTGATTATGATGGCATTGATAATGTATGGAAATCAGATAATCCTGACAGAGCAGTTGATTTCTTCATCCAATCTCTCCAAAAAGTCGAACAGTCAGTGAGAGAGGAGATAGCGAGGGAAGTTGAGGAGCTTATAGTGCCAACCGATAAGATGAAACACGACTTACGAGGGAGCTGTGATTTTGAGAAGAATAATACGCTCCAAAAAGTTTTATATCTAATCAGTAATAAATAAACCTATGACTTGGGAAGAAGAATTAAATGATTTTGAAAGAAAAACAGAACGTGGAATGTGGTGGGTTCGTCTTGATATGGTTAGAGAACTCATCAAAAAAACCCGTGAAGACGCGTATAAGGAAGGATTGAAAGAAAACATCGAAAATCTCGAAAAAACGTCTGATAAGTATAAAACGCTCTTCTGGTGTATTCGTGAAGACGCGGTGAGGGAGGCTTTGGAACAGGTGGAGGAGGAAATCACACTCTTGTTTAGTGCAATACCTTACAAAAACAGTCCAAATGCTCTTAAGCACACCCTCTCAATAATTCAAAAACACAAAAACATATGATTGAAAAACACGTGACAAGTTTAGCTTTGAGCAAGAAATTGAAGGAGCTTGGAGTGAAACAGGAGAGTGAGTTCTACCATTATAAGTCGAATCACAGCATAATGAAGTCTGATATTGGTGAAAAGTTCTGGTACTTAGCACACAAAGATAGTGATATATTGAGGAATTGCGAGAGGGTTTCCGCCTTCCTATCCAGTGAATTGCGGGAGATGTTGAAAAAAGCTAAATATTCTGAACTGTGGGAGGCATATCAATTCCATAAAGGTAATACGGATGGATTTGGACAAATTATAATGCAGTCACTATCCGCTGATTTTTTATCCAAAATGCTCATCTACCTCATCGAAAATTCAATTATTGACGTAAAATCATTATGAAAATCCAAGAAGCCATCGAGAAGGCGATGAAAGTAGGATGGGACGATGGAAACTTCGCAATGACCAAGGATGAGACAACGACTTACTTCGTAAAAGTAGGTAATTGGTATTACAATCAAGACTTTCTTCTCGACCCAGAGTTCTGGAAATGCCTTGGAAAGGCTATGGGGTGGGAAGAAGATTATTATCACCTAGATTATCGTTTGCATGATGATAAAATCCTTGATGAATTCATAGCTCACCGACCGGAATGGAATTACAGACAACACCGTCTCATCGATCACCTAGCAGAAGGAGGAACTATCAATTCTTATTTTGAAACATTATGAAACCAATCGAACAAATAGACGCCGAGGTTCACGCTAAGGTTATTGAGGCAGTGCCGGATATTGTGGAGCTGAAGTTTGGGTGTCGGGTAGATATCTGTAAAAATTCTCCGCATTACGTTACGGTTTTGCGCCAGTTTAGCTCCAACACTTATTTCGGTGAAATTAACGCCGAATTGAGAGAAGTTGTCGAAGTAATGGATAATTTTTCAGTTCATAGACTTCCAGTTAGTGACATAGTTCAAATCATCGGTCGTCCCATCAGCTTACCTGATATTTTGATTGCGATGGACAAATTGAAAAAACCTGAGATAGTCCACATATTGATTGAGTCCGACGGTGAATTGATGATTGAATGCAATGGTGATGATTTTCCACATTATACTGGACAATGGAACCTTCAAAAAACATATGAAGACCAAGAGGAGCTAGTCAAGCGTTTTATTCACGATGTAATATGTAAATAATATGGACGACGACAATAAATATCATTGGACATTTAGGGAGACAGTAGGGCGTGGATTTCGTGGTAACCCCATCTATCATAGATATTCATTTGATTCACTAAGCGATCTTATTAGGACTATATTTTATTTCAAATATCAAATGATACAAAGAATATATCGCCGTGGATGGAAAAATAGATGGGAAGTATAATAAAATAGCGTAAAATCATTATGACACTAGAAATCTGCCTCGCAATCCTACTTTATGCCGGCTATCTTCTCGCCACAGCGTGTTTGCTCTTCGTGGTGAGTATAGTTGCCTATATATTCACAGCAGGGTACTACGCTTCGAAAATCAAGGGGGATAATCAATATGAAAAATAATTATGATTGAAACAATAAACACTCCGTGTATAGATTGTTGGCATCACCATATGAATGGAACTGAACATAATTGTGAATGTCATTCTAAAAAACCACTCAAAAAAACCTGGGACAATTTGCAAAAAGGGGATGTGTTGGTGTCGAGAGGAGGTTTTGAACACTTAGTCATTGAAGTTTTTGGCGATATTGTTTACGGAGAGAATACCGATATTAAGGATGAAATTTCATTTATTTGGACAAAGCAAATGTTACAATATAAAGGCTACACCATCAAACAACCTGAAAAACATGAGGAAATAAAAGACTATGATTCGGAAGTAGGTGATGAAACCTTACAAAAAAGTAGTATCAAACAGCCCGAAGTGAGTGAGGATTGGACGCCGAAAGAGCAATACGAATATTGGTTTATTAGAACTTCCGGAAGTATTTCGATGTGGATTTGGCATAATAGCGAAACCGACAATGAAATCAAAAACTTCCTCGGCATTTTCCGAACAGAGAAAGAGGCTCAAAAGCGATTAGAGGAGGTTAAGTTATTATTGAAGAAATAATTTGCAAAACAGTGCAAAAAATGATATGATATATGTATCTAGGAACTTAAAGAGGAGTAGAAGAAATGAAAATAACAGTGCAAAAAGTAATGATAGGTATGTGGCTTGGTATGCTTTTCACAGCGTATCTAGTACTAAGTAGCGCAGGTTTGCTAAACGCTCATCAAGAAGAGGCAATAATACACGTCTAATATTTGGGGAGAGGGATAAGATAGTTCATTAAGAGGGGAGATGGGGAGTATATAGTTTAAGAGAACGCTCTTTATTAGCTACAAAGAGAAGTGCAAGGGTCATACCTACTTTACTCCCGAACGCCTTCCCTCTTAGTGAAGTATCCCTGTAGGACGTATACACGCTGTACAGGGCAATGAAGCTCAACGAAGAGCAACAAGTTTACTGCCCCCGTGGGTTTCCCAGTGTGGTTGACATGGAAACATCTAGCCCTGCTTCCGAAAGGAACGGCTGAAGAGCATTTGCGAAACACATTATGTGTCCCGTGGAGTCTCCCTAGCAGGGAAATAACTGGAGACCTAGACCACACCCCTCGAGGGCAGTAAATTTATATATATGACGCTCAACGAAGAGCAATAATTCTAATCAAACCATATTAAGACAAAGAATATCACGCTCTATCTCATTATAATCTTGTTTGGTATCGGCTGTATTCTTTATGGCGTGTTTGGCTTGGTTAATAAGGTGCAGTCATTGGAGGAGAGGGGCTATGGTCATAATGCTACAAAACTATGAAGTACCAACGATTGAAAGAGTCAGCCTTTTCTGAAAAACACCGCGATGAGGAACGAAAAGAGCATAATACAAGAGAAATAATGCAATGCTCAAAATTTATTATTGACCAGATTAAGAAAGGATGGACAGCCCAAGAGGCTTGCATTCAAGGATTGACTCAATATGGGTATGCGATATATCTTTGCTCAATTCAAGCTTTAAATAAGTCATTAAAAAAGTAATAATATGAACATCCTAGCCATACTCGCCATCATCGCCCTACCTCTCGCAGCCATTACATTCTATGTGTGGGTGGCTGGAATGTACTCATCGCGCAATATCTGCCCAGTCTGCAAATCCACGACTCACGAATGCGGTTACGACGGTATACGTGTGGCGTGTGATGATTGTGATTGGAGTAATAAATAATTAAGACGAAAACAATATGTGGAGATTGAATCAAAGAGACCCAAAGTGGGCAAAACTTAAAATTGGGAATAGTCCTTACACGTTAGGAGCCAAGGGTTGCGTTACGGTAAATTTATCATCACTAGCCCAGTGGTATGTCAGTACATTCCATAACGGTAAAGTCGTGCTTCCCGATGAGCTTGTCAAACAGCTCAAATATACCGCTACAGGGCTTTTATACTGGAAGTCGATAGATGATAGCGAATTACCATTCAAGTTCGTCTACCGCTACTACAAGCGCGATGACATCAGGATTCAAAACATAATGAAGTCCACTTACAATTCGTGTATGTTGCAAGTCGATAATGGGAAACACTGGGTTGTGCCAGTTGGATATTCTCGTGTGTTCGGTTATCGAATATATGATCCGTATTATTCGGATGTCGTTTATTTAAACAAAAGATATGGAAATGGTATACAAGGTTTTGCGGAGTTCACTTTGAAATAATGACACAACAAAAACAGCCTTTCTCGGGGTTGTTTTTTAGTCTATTTCAAAGCCTCTTTCACGATAAGTTTAAAAAACAGCCAAATAGAACCGACGGACAAGATAACACCGGCTGTCCATTTCAGTATGCTTGCTAGTATTCTGCTGGCGTTTATGGCTTCAATGGCTGGTCTTGTGCAAATTATCTGATAGTCAAGTTTTTTTTCTATCGCAGCAAGGTTTTCTGTGGATTTTTTATCCAAAAACTCAATCTTGTCGGTCAAATCTTTTATGATATGTGAAAAGGAGGGAGTCACTGACTCTCTCAACCCTATGGCTATTTTATGGAACTCAGTAAGCAGTGCTTTGTTTTGTTCCGATACTATTTTTTGTACTTCTTTTTCGTTCATCGGTCTGTATTAGTTGAATTAGCTCCCGTTCCCCGGAAATAGGCGGAAAACGCCATACCTGTAAGCATGATGAAGTCCGTCGCGTCCACTATCTTGGCAAAAGTGAGTCCGCATAGGGCGACTGTCAGGATGATGAATACCATTTTACTGGCACTGGATATGACTTTGTGCATAATTAAACTGATTATTTCTTACTTATTATGGTTTTTGTTCCAGGCGATACTGTTACCAGTTTTCTTTTCCCGCTTACTATCTCTTCTGCTATATTCGCCAGTTTTGACTGGGGTTGATCAAGACTTATTCCTGCTTTTGTTAGCAACCTTTCCGCTCCAGTCCAATCGGATTCAGACATATCTTTCTTAAGTCTTACGGCATCAATGAATTTCGTGAGGGCTGTTTTATCTTCAGGATGAAGAGCAAAACCTGGATTACCTATGGATTTTTTGTTCGCTTCTTTCCAGATGTCGGTGAGATTCTGTTTATTTTTAACTTCAGGAAATTTAACATAAGCCTGTCCTTTTCCCATATCGAATACAACTCCATCGTGTCCAGAAGCTTCCAATAATTTATTTATTCCTATTTTTTCATTGAAATCAGGAAGACTCATTCCTAATTTTTTAGCTGTTCGTTGTACCCAATTATCCACATTAGCACCGTCTCTAAAATATAATGGATTTTTAGGAATATCATTTATAGACATTTCTTTAACGACACCTTCTTTTCCGTGAACACTGGCGTAGTGTCTAGCTATATTTTTGTCAGTAGTTGTATAGAGTCCAGTACCTTCTTGAGCTATCCCAATTCCTGAACTATTTCCCATCATTTCTTTTTGACCTCTATAAATAGTTTTTGGTTTTTTAAGATATGAGTTTGGAAGGAGGTCGTAATTTTCCCTATTTGTAGGGTCTGTCAAAGATTTAATATGCGTGTTAAATTCCTCCAAACTCTTTCCCTTCGCTTCTGCGTGGAGGGCTGTTTGACCCACAGCTGGGCTATTTTTTCCCAATCCTGACTTTTTGAGTTGTGCTGGTGTCATTGTATTCACGTCTTGGGTGTTCATGCCGAATCGAGGAAGATTACTCTTTTCTAAAGTAAGGGGTTTTTTTTCCTTTAATACACCACCAAGCAAATCCTTGAGAATTTGTTTTTTCTGTTCCGGATTGAT